AGTCTCTGGTACTGGGTGATCAAGCCCCACACCAACTTGAGTAGTGTAAAAAAGTTCATTTAAAGTTTTTGCACCTACACGAATATCATCAACTGCTAGCGGTCCAAATCCCCATACAAGGGATAAGTGTAATAAGCTAGTATCTGTTAATGTTTCTACATAAGGCACTGCTCCAAGCATTGCAGTGCTACGCATTTTGCCGAGCACAACAGGAATAGCGCCGTAACGATTAGCTTGATTTGCAGCACCGCTAAACGCATTTACAGGTGCGGAACTCCCTGGATCTTTTCCATTTAATGGGCGAATAGGAAAGGCGGCATTAATAAGTGCCATACCTGCCATATTAATAGCCATAGTACCAACAATTTTACCTGCAGTAGTAACAGTTTCTACGCCGGCAACTGTTTCAGTCATGCCAAGAAATTCGCCTACACCTGGACCAAATTGAGTAGCTACATAAATTACTACAAGCGTAAGTATTAAACGTGTTACAGTTTTACCTTCTGGTACTACTTTATAGACAATTTCTTGTCCTGCTTGTACACGCGTAGTATTCCATTCAGACTGGGGTACTTTCTCGCCATTTAAGAATAAGATTAAGTTTTTAGCAAAACGATCACTTATTTTATATGTTGTGATTAAATTTTGTGATACATCTGCTAATGTAGAACCAGGAATTGCTAATTCTAAATAACTTGTTTGTTTAAACGGGTGTGGCTTTCCAACTAGTTGAACCTGTGGTTGCGTAGCGTACTTGTAATAGCCTTCAATACGTTTAGCCCAACGTGGACTATTTACAGACTCTACAACGCTATCCATACCATCGCGAGCATGGATAAACTTATCATCACCAATATAAATGCCTACGTGAAAAGGTTCACCTAATATATTGAATACTATAACAGAGCCGACTTCAGGCTGAGCGACTTGTGCCCAATTATTTTTATAAAGATCCATCATGCCAAGAATACGAGTATCGTAAGCACCAGCATACTCTTCAGTATAGCTGGGCAATTCAATACTATATTCTTGCTTATAAAATAAGCGCACTAATCCCCAGCAGTCAATTCCGCTTTCATCTCTGCCATTGGCAGCATAAGGTAATCCAATATATTTATTATACTTCATTAGAATAATCCTGGAAAGTTGGCTGGAGTAAACGTAAAGCTAGGAAAGGGTTCACGACTAAGGCTAACCATGTTTAGGTCAAATGTAATTTGATCTGCATTATATGTCACATTGGTTATTTTAAATCCTGAAAAGCTGGTCTCAACGGTATTTGGGCTACTAGCTAATACTAAGTCAATTTGTACATCAACTGGGCTTGTTAAATGTGTGCGGATTAACTCAATAGCTTCACGAGTAACAAATTTTAAAATTAAACTACACTGCCCTGCACCTGTTTCTTGCTCTCCTGGTAGTGATAGTTCCATAGGCAAAAATATATAGTTATTACCATTACTAGTTACACCATAAATAACTTCATTGTCTGTGGTTAGCGAATCAATACGATTTGTATAGCCGTCTGCTAAACGTACTGGAGTCGTAGGATCTGCTGGATTAGTAATAGTAATTAGCAAAATTAATGCCTCGGGTGTTTCCGAGGCGAACATTGCTCTGATTGCTGATTGGGATAAACTATTTAGTCTACTCATGGCATCACTTCAAATTTAAGGCTAGTAGACCAATAACCAGGTGCAACATACTGTAAGTTAAAAAACTCACCCCCACTGCCTGGTACTATTCGTACTTCTATGTTTGTACCAAGAATTCGTGGATGTGGAAAAATAAAACGATTAGTACCGCTAATTCCGGGAGGAACAGCAGTAGGTAAATTTTTAATAAAAGCTTCTAGTGTTTGTGTTTGAGCGGTGGTCATTAAAAAGCTTAAGTTCATTTCATTAGGACGACTAGCCCTGCGTCTTTGTTTTGCAGGGCCAGCATCTGTTTGTGAACGTAAAACATTAATTCCAATTGATTCAGTAAAGCCTTTTTGTGGCACTTGCGGAAGTGTTGTAGGCCATAGTAATAGTGCCATTTATTATCTCCTTGCCACTAGTGGCGATGAACCATAGCTGGCTGTCATTGCTTGCTGAGTATTTGAGCCTGAACGATTTAATTCGCCTGCTACAATATCTCCAATTATTACTTCGATACGACGGTTTCCACGTGAATCTACAGTTTCTTTGGTTTTTGCTTTTTCTGATCCGTAGTTATTTACAACTACATCAACATTACCGCCACTACCGCCACGAACACCCAGACTTCCATCTGTTCCGCGATGTAGTGGCATAATAGCTTCAGGCCCTGCTTCACCCATTAAACCACCACCTTTAGCAAATTTGAATAAAGTTGGCTCAGTAACTATTGAGTTAGTAAAAGCACCACCTTTTGCAAATTTAGTAAGCCCACCATCAAATACCGCACCGTTAGCGGCACCTCCGTAAGTTCCTCCAACTACGCTTCCTCCGAAAGGTGTAGATCCAGTACTTAAACCGAGTGCTCCTATAAACAACTTGGCAAGACCACCAACACCCCCCATGCCTGAAAATAGTGCTATTTGTTGCTGCTGAATTTCATAACGTAACAAACCTTCAATAAAACTGTTAATCATGTCTTTGAAACTTAGTTTACCAGTTTTAGTAAAGTTAACAATAGCGTCTTCCATGCCTTTAAATGCGTTTTTAAATAACTCAGTGTAGGCTAACTGCCTATTTGTTGTGTCTCTTAGACTCTCTGCACTTTTAATCTGTGCTTCTGTTACTAATAAAATTGCGGCTCTTTGAGCCCCTAGATTTTCTAATAGTCGTGCACGTGCTGTCTCGTCATCTGTTTTTCTCTGACCTACATAAGTTCCACCTGCTGCAGCTTTATCACGGTCTAATTTTTCAATTTCTTGATTGTATGCACGTTGAGCTGCACTTAATTGCTTGGTTTGCTCTAGTTTTGCCTCTTCGACTTTTAATATGTTTAATTTCGTTCTTAAAGACTCATCATCAAGCAGGCCCAGTTGACCCTGCAAAGTTAAATTATCTTGGGCTATCTTATTGATTGAGATTTCTTTGTCTAAAGCAGCAGAACTAACAATAAACGCTTGCTCAGAAGTTTTGATTTCGCGGTCTTTGATACCTAAAGCTGATGAAACGCTTGTAAGTTTTCTTGCTGCAGCATCTGCTTGATCTCGCTCTTCTTTGGTCAATCCTTTTGCTATATCAGCATTTTGTTTGACATATTCTAAATTCTTTTTAGCTTCTTCTGACAGCAAGAGTCCTTGGACCGCTTCTGCTTTCTTTACTGCTACGCTAGATTTTTCGCTTTCTATTTGAATAGCGAGTTTTGATTTTTGCAGTGTAAAAGCTTCATTATCTGTGTTAAAAGCAGCTTCAGTCATTGATTCTTTTTTAGCTGCAAGTGCTGCTTGATCTTGGTCAATTTTTCGTTGCTGATCTCCCAGCTCTTTTAACTTGTTAAAACTTTCACCATCAAGTTTGTCAAGTTTAGTTTTTAAATCAACCATTTTTTCTGTATTATCTAACGCTTGCAGTTGTTGTTGTACCGCTGCACGTGCTTGAGCTGAGCCCACAACTTCGCTTAAACCTCTCAAAGTGCTTGCTGGAGCAATGCCACCAAGCTGGCCTGTGTCACGGCCAGCGGATGCAGTTTCAGCACGTAGTTGAGTAAGAGTTTTTCCTCTATTTTCTTTAATACTAGTAATAAGTCTTCTGTCGTCTGCCAAATCTCTGTTAGCAGGATTGCGAAGTATTGCATTTTCAAGATCACCGCCTTCTAATCCTGAAAGACCTCTGTCTCTTAACTTGCTTTCAAAAGCAGATTCCAGTATAGCTAAGCGTAAGTTATCAGTAGAGTCTATTAAGCTCATCTGCACTTTTAGTAAACTTCTATCTATCTTAATTGCTTCAAGATCAATTCTCTGTTGAATTTCTGCTTTTAATACAGGATCTGCTACACCGCCTAATGCTGCTTTCTGAAGTTCTAGACCAGCTTTTGCTGCTGCAGCGACTAAGTTTGAGGTAAAAGTGTCAATATTAGCTAATAA